GCGTGTACTGACATAATCTTATTATACTACCTTCCCCAACAATGTTTACTACTATCCCAATGATGCCATCCATCATTGTAAACTAACCAACTAGCAACTGCAGTTGCTATTTTAGGATTAGTTCTAGGGCTAGTAATATTTAATTTAATTTTTAACCAATCCCAAGTGTTATCATTAAACTGCCATAGTCCTACATCCTCTGTACCATTTGTGTTCTTGCCAACTGCAGTTTCTATGCCAGAACTTTCGCAGTATATGACAAGTAATGCTTTCCTAAAATCATCCATAGTAAAATATTTATAAACAAGTGGTAACCATTCAACAACATGTTCTACTTTTTCATTTGTATCATTACACCACCTATAATCTTCTAACATATTTGAAGTCAATGGTTCAGTTATGTACATCATGCAGGATAAAATAATAGATTCTAAAATGGTAACTCCTTATATGCTTTCTTGTTACCTTGAAAATCTAACTCTGGATAATGCTTAATAGGTATGCGTGGGTCTATCCAATAATCTCTTAATTTAAGATGGTCAATCCATACTGGTTCAGCATCTGGTGATTTAAAATACATGATACCTACTTTAACTTCTTTGAATCTTGTACCTTTAAACGCCATCTCTTGAATCTTAAAGTAATCTTCTTCTTTAAGTTTGTTTGTACCTTTAACTTCTATAAAAAAGATGTAACCTTTACGAACTAAAATGTAGTCTGGTATTAGTAACACCTTAGTTGCATACCAAAATAGGTCTAACTTATTTTCTTTAGGGTCAGTTCCTATTCTTAAATAGTCTTGATACTCTACACAATCATTGTCTTTAAGATACTGCTGCATAGCAAGGTCTGCCATATCTTCACCAGAATTTCTATCCTTGTACGAATCTTTGTATGTACTACCCATTAAAAAGGACTACCATCTTCTCTTGGTGGTGTATCTTTGTTAAAAGCATTAAACAACATATCTCTTATAGTTCCTACTGTTCTTTCTCTTTGTTCTTCTAATTGTTCTATTAATACACAAAGGGTAGGCAAAATAACTACTTCGTTATAATTCATTTTAGAATCTATAAAAGTTACATTGACACTATACAAATCTCCCCATGTTAGATATATTTCTCCTTCTGCATTAGGTAACATAAATTCCATACCACCTCTTTCTTTGTCTATAGGTTCAATAATCCAATCTTTAATGTCTATTTCTTGTTGATGAAAAATTTGTATTAGTCCATCAAACCCATAGTTAGAAGGGGATTTCTTGTTGTTCTCCACCTTGTTTTCCTCGTTTGATGAGTGCATGACATTCTTTGTACTCCCATTGATGATAGTTTCCTTCTTTTGTTTGCTTGTATCTTCTCCCACAATATATGTTTCCTTCCTTGTCTGCGTAAGTAATATTTCCTAATTTCTTACATTCGTATTCTTTTTTACATCTAGTATCTGGTGGTGGTGGTATATCAAAGTTGTAGTTAGGGAATCTTTCCTGCAACTTAGCTTTAAGTTTATCCACATCTATTGATATACTATCTTCTATAGCCACTCTGTTGGACAATCAGTATCTCCCCAAGCGACCCATCCACATCCATTCTTTCCTTGATATGTGCTACAACTCCAACTTGGTATTGCACCAAATTTTTCTGGGTCATCTTTCTTTTTTTGCCTGTTGTCCTCTATATGGTCTGGGCTATTACATTCTGGACACGCTCTTATAAACGATTCAGAAACTTCTCCAAATACTTCTTCAACTATATCTTTAGTTGTTTCAGGTTTAGAAGTATCTCTTTCCAAGTAATCCTCTACTCGTGTAAGGAATGTACTCATGTTGTCAGCAGTCCATTTAGTTATGTCCTTGTCAGCAACATCCATATTGACTAGCTCGTTGTATACTTTTGTCTTTAAATCATTTCTTTTACCCTCATCAGGTATCATAACTTTAAGACTATGATTTAACTGTTCGGCAACTGGTGATTTCTTTTCATCATCAGGAACCATCTTATCAACTACTTTTTTCATAGCTGCTTGTTCTTCTTTAGTAGGTTTCTTTACTGGCTTCTTTTCTACTTGAACCTTAGACATTTCTTCTCTGCTAGGTCTAGGTTTTGTATTGCCCTGATACTTCCAGTTAGCCAATGCTCTACCTATCGCACTTGTTTCGCAGTTCTCCATCCACGCATCAGCATTAGCAAATCCACCTTGTCCTTTAGTTTCTTGTGCTATACCAGTTGATACGCAGTACAATCCTATATCTTCTTGCCATACAAATATCTCTGCCTTTATAGTTACACAAGTACCATCATCAGTGATATGCACAACATTTGTTGATACTCTACCCTGTGGATTATCTTTCCAGAATACTTTTAATCTATCTTCTACTGTTTCGTAATTATCTAAATTAAATTTAGCCATTATTTCCCCTCCACTGAATCAATAGACTTGTAAACAAAATCTCTTGTCTTGTCTAAATGTTTTGCTATGCGTATAGCACTCCATCCTAATTGTTTCAGTTCTTTTATCATCTTGTTTCTTTGTTGTATCATAATTTTTTTGTCATCTTCATTTTCATCTATTGCTCTCTGTACAATAGATAGTTGGTTTGCTATTTGTAGTTCTTTCTCCACTTTCTCTCCTTATATAATCTGTATCTAAAATTTATATTGTCTGCTAACCAGTTGCTTAATGTCCAAGCACCAATAATATACACTGGCACTGACAATAAAAACCAGAATATCAACCAATTATCCATATCTTTTCTTACCTCCATTAGCTACCCCATCATCTGTTGGTCGCTTTAGTCCTCTGTACATACCACTTTTTTTACTAAGTGCTTTTCTTCGTTGTTGTCTGTTCATTTATATCTCCTCTAAAATATTTTCTTGAACTAAAATATCAAAAGTTGCAGAATACAAATCTTTTATTTCATTTAAAGTTAAACCTCTATTAACTCTATTATCTTTGTATTCAATATATGGTTTACCTCTAAGATGTTCTTGTTTCTTAATAGTAAATTTATATTCTTTTTCGCTTAGCATTTATTCCTCTTCTTTCTTGTTTGTATTATCCACTATACCATTATCTAATTCTTTTGCAATTTTTATTGTGTTTTCATTATGGTCATTAACAAATACATCTAACAATTCTTGTATTCGTTTTGTATTTAATGATGTAAGAACAATAGATTTTTCTACCTTTTGTCCTCCACAAGCGTTAGCTAATTTAATGCACCATGTTTTTAATGACTTTGGCTCATCAAATATATTAGCCATTATATTCCTCCTTTTTTATTCTTTTGTCTGTTTACTTAATTAGTTCTTGTTTGTTCATATCAAATATAGTGATAATGAAGTGGTTGCTGCCACCACTGTCTTTTAACTCTCTGACTTTGCGTTTAGCATCATCTTCTGAATCAAAGAACCACTCCATTGTTCCACCATAAATGGATATACTTTCTACTTTATACATATCTTCCTCTGTATAATCTTATATCCAGTATAACACATTATTCGTTAATGTGTGCTGCTATTTTTTCTGCAATTAATAACCCACCACTATCGTTTGGCTCTATGTCATTAAAATAATCTTCTGGTTTTAATGTGTTTGTTATGTCTATATAACTAGCTACTGCTTTACTCCATCTCAAATTTAATCTTTTGATAGTTTCTTGCAGATTTTCGTTATGTGTGGCAATAAGTTCTGGCAATAGGTGTTCTACTGTTTCCCAATCTTTGTTCCAGGATGGGTTACCCTCGTACAATCCTAAAAACACTATCTCTGCTTTTGGATAACGATAATTTAACATTACTGCTATTGCTTCTATCTCTGTTATATATCCTGAATAATGGTCGCCTGATATTATCGGTAACAAATCATTAGTCATTACCGAATACATATCTTGTTTAATAAACAAGGTTTTTAAATTATCTGGTGTGTCCTCTTCTAGTAATAAATCTTTCCTATTTAAAAGATTATTACCACCAACACTAATAACAAAGTGCGTTGTATCTTTAGAAAAGCCACCTTTAATAACTGTTTCTAAGACTTCGCTAGTTGTAACTCCATCTATTGAATTATTATCTATAACATCATCTTCTAATAATGTTTTAAGGTGGTTTTCAACATCATATTTTTCTACATACAAAGTATTGTCTATAATGCTATCCCCTAATAAGACTATTCTATTATTCATTTGCCTCCTCTTTAAATAACTTAGTTAGCCATCTTTCATATTGGTTTGTTTTGATAGCTATAAATTCGTTAGTTACTTTACTAAATAACTTATCTCCATCTTCTCTGTCTTGCCATTTATTAACAACTTCCAGTGCTTCTTTAAGCTCTTTTTGTTGTTGTATTATTATTTCATCTACCATTATTTATTCCTCTCTTTCTTTTTCCTTATCGCAACTGTGAAAATCATACTCTGCAACTGTTACATATATTTCATTGATTAAACAAGTATCAAACTCAAAACCATAAACACCTTTATCATCTCTATAAACTAAAAGTTCATCAAGTCTTTTTAGTTCTTCTTCTCTATGTGGATATCTGCTTATTAATTCAGCTACCATTTCTTCGTGTTTCATTATTTATTCCTCTCTTTTTCTTCTTTAGTTCTTAAATCGTAGGTATCTTTTTTAATTGGATTACCAAAAAAATCTACCCACTGTATCTCTACTTCTTTTTTATTGTTAGCCATTATTTACCTTAATTCAACTAAATTAAATGTACCTTCATTGACATCTGTCGCTGCCATACTTACCCTTAATCTAGTGTTAATTGTGCCATCATATTCAACATTTATTCTATGTTTACTTAACACATCTAACATTTCGTTTTTTATATCTTCTGACTGCACTTGCCATGCTAGAAATAAATATTCTTTATATGTTTCTCTTGCTTCTTTTGGATAATAGGTGTTCCATTCCTTAATATCTTTGTTATCTCTTCTAGTCATTCTTAAGTTATCTAAGTCCTGAATATGATAAAATAACACATTATCATTTTCATTAAAATTACCCCATGAACAACCCTGACAACAATTATATTTCATAGTCTTAGGAGTTCCAGTTTTCCAACCATTAATTTCTAATTCATTAAATACATTTCTTAATGCAGTTTCTATGTTTGTTATTTTCCTAGACATTCCAACCACCTTTGACATCCACTCCATCAATTTCTGCTCTTTTAAAGAATCCACCTAATTCAAATTCTCCTATTGAACATCCAGAATATAGTTCTTTAATTATAGTTTTATGCTTGGCAGTAGTCATGGAATAAAACTCATTACATAAAATTACTTTAGTTTCATTTAAGAATGTTCCATTCTCTACATCTACCACATAAGCAATCGGAGTATTATAAGAAACTATTAAATCGTACCTAGTTCCTTCTACTCTTCTTAGACTTCCAGTAGTATTCAAGTTACGAATATCCTGGACTTCATTAGCTTCTGGTTTGCTTATCCTCGGCTCTTTATATATTGTCTTAGTCATTATTTCTCCTCGTTTGTTTGTCTATTGTATTATACACACTCAACAAATGTTGTCAAGTGTGCATAATACTGGTTGTTACTTGACTGGAGTAACTGAACCTCTACTATATCTGTCTGCAATTTCGTGGATTTCTTCTATGATAGATTCATCTCCAGGATTATTGCCATAATCTCTAGCATTAGTGATGGTGCCATCATATTCACGAACTCTAATTAAATCTGTGTGGTCCCTAAGCCACATAGCTTTAGCGAACTTCCAGTCTTTTTGATTAAAGACTATGAAGTTATCTTTTCCTAAAGAAGTTGCAGTAACTTTACCATCAATAACATTACCATTTGCAAATAGTTCGCCATTAATTTCCACTTGGTCAAAATCATAACCCTGTGAATATTCGTAGTTTGCTATTGCTTCTTCTCTAGTATTTCCAAATGATACATATTCTTGTACCATAGTTGCCTTTATTTTGAATGCTTTCACATTACCTCCAGTTTCTTTCTTTGTATTAACAACTATACACTATGTCTGTATAGTTGTCAAATCTAATATTTCTTTCCTCTAAATGTTCTAGCCAATCTTTTTGTTTCGTGTACTTTACTCATTATTCTGCCCAAATTTCAAAGCAATCATCACAATAATAAGATGTTAGATTGCATTCAAAAGAACTGTAATCAGTAACAGGGTTAAGTGCTGCTGTTTGAGGGATATGCTTACCACATCCATTACAAGGTTCAATCCACCAATCATTAAATAGTGCATCTCTAAAATAATTAGATGCCTTATCATCTGCAACTTCTCTCAGTCCAGGCATTAATAAATTATCTTTTACAATAGCCATTATTTGTTCTCCAATCGTTTGTTTGATACCTAAGTATCTTTGTGGCTACCAGTACGATAACCACTAAGATAATTATCTATCTTTAATTATGCTTCTTTACTTTCTTTAGTATCTCCATACCATTTTAACCAGTCGTTAGTTAGTTCATAACAGTCATACATACCTTTAGGAAAGACAAAGTTATCTTTATCTTCTCCACCAGGCAAACCACCACCTGAATGGTCATAGATACTAACTCTTAAACTATCCATATATCCATCTAATGCTTCTCTATAGTTTATACCTTTACCTATAGTTCTTAATAGCTTATTTGATAGTTCTGTTAGATTCCTATAAGTATCATCACTAGCTAATAAATTCTCATCCCAGGTCAGATTCTCTGAATCCCAATTCATTTCTTCTAACTGTGATAGATTATCTCTAACTATTCTTAGTAATACTGCAGTTGCTAGAACTGAACTATTACCATACTTGATTACTTTCTTACCCATTGTTTCTCCAATCAATTTGTTTGTCTAAAGAACTATACACCATGTGCAATATGTTGTCAAGTATTTAAAATACCCTAATGATTACTGGGTTACCTGTGTTGTTGTTCTTCTTCTATTGTGATTAGGTTGCAGCTATTATCTAGTTAGCACACCTACCCACAGAACAAAACTAAAAGGCATACATAATGACTCATACTAGATGTAGTACCACCACATATAGTGTATGTATGTACGCAATAAGACCCAATATAGTACCACAAGATATAGTGTGTTTATGGGAACATACAACATATAGGGGGGTTAAATGTGGGGTGCCTTGTGTGTGTGTGTACACCCTCTAAACATATGCTGTTAAGGGGTACCAGATATAGAGGTACTATATATAGTGGTGTACCTGATTGATAGTAAAGCTAGTAAAGGTAACTTATAAAGTGATTTGCTTAAATCAATTTATATATAAAGAATGATGGTGCTAACCCTGTGTCACTCCCTCCCAAAACCAGAATGAACTAAAAATAGTAACAAATAAACAATGTGAAGTAATAGCCTATTACGCTAGTTATCATGGTCCTGCTAATCCACTTTCTTTATTGTTTATTGTCAAGAATCCTTTTCTAAAAGCAGGAAGAATCCTTTGCTTGTTTCTCTACTATAGCACCTGGATTTAGAAATGGTATTATTTAACTGCAGGGTTTTTGTAGTAGTAGGAGTTTCCTCCTTTCGCCTACGCACAATCAAAGCAGAAACCCTGCAAGTTTCTTTTATTATATAAACTTTATGTTATAATTTAATTACAAGAAAGGCATGAAGTCTTTATCCAACCTTCTGGTTGTTAGACAAAATATTTCATAGCCCTCCTTTCTTTGTTTGTATAGTACGACCCTCTGGCGACAGAGGGTTTACTATTTGTAATATAAAAATTTTTTTTGCACTTTGTGCAAGGACAGCACTATAGTAATTACACCTAAGAAAATCTTAGGTATTGTGTAGAGGTACACAATTAGAAAAAAAGAAAGCAGCTTTCGCAAGACTTTGTAGTTAAGTGATTTCTGATATATTTTTTTTTCATAAGTAACAGTTTGGACACTGATACAAGCAGAACTCCACTTCGGTGGAGTTTTGTGTTATGATGAGATTTAATAACAACAGGAGTTATAAATGCCAATGAACACAAAGGGTAAAAAGAAAAGATACCCAAGTAAAAGAATTAGCAAAAAGTAGTTTTGATAATACAATGTCCTCGTTGTGGTGGTGACCTACTACCACAAAACGACATGATATGTCAAAACAAAGAATGTAAAAATTATGGAAAAAAATAAACTATGTTACGCAGGAGGATGTCATAGGGTATTACCAAAAGGTAGGTCAAAGTTTTGTAGCGACAGATGTGCTAACAGAATTAAGATGCAAAAGAAAAGGGCTAAAGACAAAGGCATAGAATGGAAGCAAGAAGAAAAAGAATTATCTATACCTAGTAAAAATGTTGAATCACGCAGAGGTAAAGTTTACAACGACATTGTAGAATCTGGTTTAGCCGAAGAAATACTTAAAGAAAAAAATACATTAACAGATGTAGCAAAAATATTAGGAACAACTGTGGGTGCTGTATCTATGGCATACAACGCATACTTACAAGATTTAGAAACAAAAGTTGCACAAGACAAATGGGAACTACCACAGGTTGCAGAAAAATCATTAGAAGATTTTAGTAATTTTAGAGATAGATATTTTCAAACAGAAACAGGAGAACCATACGAAACACCAGATTTTCATATTAAGTGGATTAACTCTATTTTAGAGTCTATAGAAAATGGTGACCAACAAATGATACTGTCGCCTCCACGACATGGTAAGACAGACCTCTTAATACATTTTGCAGTGTGGCTCATTTGCACAAGACCTAACATTCGTATTTTGTGGGTTGGTGGTAACGAAGAGATTGCAAAGAATGCAATAGGTTCTGTACTTGACCAACTTGAAAGTAACGAATTGTTAATAGAAGAAATATGTGGACCAGGACCTAAATTTAAACCTACAACAAGGACAGGTAAATCTTGGTCACAGAGTGGTTTTACTGTAGGTACTAGAA